GTCACCGGCCAAAAACGCCTGAGAGGTTTTTTATAAATACTACTAACACAAAACGGTTTTTGAGTAAAATGTTTGGTTTCGCGTCATATTTAAATGAAGATGCACAAGGTAAGAATCTGCATCTGGAACACCTAGAGGACGAAATACTTAATTTCGGAATCGGTGGTGCTCGTGGCGCAATCAATTTTTTACAGTCATTGCGGGACATGCTTGCTGGTAATTCCCGATCATCAATCAACATGACAGTAAAGTGGGATGGCGCCCCTGCCTTATTTGCGGGTGTCGATCCGTCTGATGGTAAGTTCTTTGTCGCCAAGAAGTCGGTATTCAACAAGTCCCCATTGCTATATAAGACGAAGAAAGAAATTCAAGATGACTCAAAATTACCACAGGCTTTAAAGTATCCATTCACTGTCGCGCTGGAAGAATTTAGTAAATTAGGTATAAAAGGTGTTCTACAGGGCGACTTAATGTTCACTGCTGGTTCTCTTGAAACGGATAAAATAGATGGACAAAATTACACTACCTTCCAACCGAACACTATTGTATACGCGGTTCCTAGATACTCTGATCTTGATAATCAAATCCGGTCTGCGAAAATTGGCATCGTTTGGCACACCACATATACAGGCTCTAGTCTTGAAAAAATGTCTGCATCTTTTGGTGCCAACCTTAGCGGACTTAGAAAAAATAAAAATGTTTGGATGGATGACGCGACATATAGAGATGAATCTGGTACTGCTACTTTTACAAAGGCTGAGACCGCTCAGGTGACCGCACACTTGGCCACTGCGGGCAGAGTTTTTCAAAGGATCGGTAAATCAGAGTTGACCTCAATGTTGAGGTTGCAGGAAAGTCTTGCAAATAACAGTAAGACTTCTGGTGCTACACTCAAGACCTACAACAACTCAAAGGTGAGAGTGGGAGAAAAGATTACCAATCCCCGCAGTCACGCGGCGGGATATGAAAAGTGGGTGTCAGATAAATTTGATGTCGCAATAGGTAAATTAAAATCAGAAAAGGCAATCAAAGAAACTGAGAGGAGAAAAAATGAAACTCTCAGAGAAATTAAAAGATACCGCAATCTGTTGATCAACGTAATCACTTTCCAGAACGCACTGGTAGATGCGAAAATGATTATTGTGAGGAAACTAAATACTATCAAACAGTTGATGGATACTTTTGTTCGCACTAAACAAGGATTCAAGGTTACCAATCCAGAAGGATATGTTGCCATTGACAGAGTTGGTGGAAATGCGGTAAAACTCGTAGACAGGATGGAGTTCAGTTACAATAACTTCACCGCAATCAAGGCATGGGACAGATGAGCAAAGAAAAACACATGGTATTCGCTTTCGGTAGGATGAATCCACCCACTGCTGGTCACAGTAAATTGGTGGACAAGGTTCATTCCGAAGCAAAGAAGAGAGGAGCTGATCACAGAGTTATTGTAAGTCATTCTCAGGATAAACACAAGAACCCTCTTAATTCTGATCAGAAAATAAGATATCTCAAACACGTTCACCCGCAAGGTAAGTTTGAAGGTTCGTCTTCATCTCACCCGCATGTCTTTGCACACCTATCAAAGATGCACAAAGAGGGACACACTCATGTGACTATGGTTGCTGGGTCTGATCGTGTCAACGAATTTCATAAAACAATCAATAAGTACAACGGAAAGAAGGGCCCACACGGATACTACAAATTCAAAAGTTTGAAAGTAGTTTCTGCCGGCGCTCGTGATCCAGATGCTACGGGTGTCGCTGGTATCAGTGGTACTAAGATGAGGGCTCACGCATCTAACAATGATTTAAAATCGTTCAAGTCGGGTCTTCATCACAAAACATCACATGCAGAAGCAAAGAAACTTTTTGACGCAACTAGAAAGGGAATGAAGTTGAAAGAAGGTCAGGTAAGATATTCTTTCGCTGCGTTCTTAAAAGAACAGATAGGAACACTTTAATGAATAGAGAAGAAGTATACGAACAACTAAAAATTGATGAGGGAGTAGAATATGTCATCTATAACGACCACCTCGGATACCCAACTTTTGGAGTCGGTCATCTTATCAAAGAAAGTGACGAGGAATACGGAAAACCAATTGGAACTCCAGTTGACGAAGAAAGAGTCAGGTCGTGTTTTGAGAGAGACCTTGACACTGCCGAACGAGAGTGTGAGCATCTATACGGAGAACGGGAATTTGGATGTTTACCAGAACAAGTCCAGCAAATCTTGGTTAATATGATGTTCAATATGGGGAGGCCCAGATTGAGTCAATTTAAGAAAATGAACAGAGCAATCACCGATGGGGATTGGAAGATTGCCGCTATGGAAGGCCGGGACTCTAGGTGGTATAAACAGGTTACCAATAGAGCAGAAAGATTAATGTCACGTTTGGAGAATATTGATGAATAAAACCATTGGGGTTGTACTCTCGTTATTCATACTCACATCATGTTCGGTTTCAAATTTGATCCCAAATAAATTTGATAATGCTGAGTACAGTTCTTTGGTTAGATTGGGTGTGATTGCCGAAAATACCAAGGCCTGCGATGTTGACTATATAAATGTAGCATGGTTTGAATCTGCGTTTCTTGATAAGTATGCGGAACACACCATGAACGAAACAAATCAGAGAATCTACACAAAGATTAATGAACTGGTAGAAGAACTGAGGAACAGGGAAGACCCCTCTCCCGCATATTGCAGGATCAAATGGGGTAACATCTCAAGTATAGTTGAAGAAGCATTGCAAGTTTCTGGGAGTAGAATGAAATGATAAGTGAAGAAGATATAATTTCCCACTACGCACAAAAGGTAGAAGAACTCAATAATCTTTTGGACGGGGGGATGATCAATCAGGCCGAGTACGAAGAACTCGTTCAAGATTTTACAGATGTCGAAACGATCAGGGAAGACATCAATGAAGAGTCTATGAAGATTATGGCTGCAAAGGTTGTTGACGCGATATCCAAATTGATAAGAATTTTTTGATGTGTTTTTTCACGATACCGAGAAATCTTGCATAGTATGCAATCTCAGATGTGGCCATACCAGTATGGCAAATTCATTTGGTATCAAAGCTCACACACTACCGAAAAATCATCCAGACTTATCACCGGAGAATTGGTTAGACAAATTTAAGAACTCCAATGCCGAGATTAAGGCCATTGTGGTTAGGAATCCTTGGGATAGACTTCAATCCGCGATGAATATCTCTCGGTGGATCACCGACCCCAAAAATTTCACACAAGTAGATAGGCCATTCGCTAGGACTCATTCGAGGCCATATCTGAGTGAATTGTATGATTCGGGATTTGAAGATTATTTTGTCATAGATTTTTATAAGTTCTCTGATTATGTTCCAAATCGCGGTCACTACACCGTAGCGACCAACGCAAATTATTCTGGTGTCAAGGAGAGAATGTTTGATTCGGATGGCAATTATTTGAAGTCTACCAAATATACTCCCTTTTGGTCGATGGAGGAATTGCACAAAGAAGATAAAGCATACAATAAAATAATGAGAAGACAACCAAAACTATCCGTTACTCTTTTTCAAACTTTTTATAAATAGGCGTATGGAAAAGAAATTTACAGATTTTGTCCCTCTTGAGGAGGGAGTCAACGACCCTGCTATCTTCAAGGCAGTTTTCCTCGCCGGCGGGCCTGGTTCTGGTAAATCTTTTATTGTTGGAAAAACTGCCCTAACTACTCTCGGATACAAGGTTGTCAATTCTGACACGGCATTTGAGAACGCTCTCAAAAAAGAATTCAAAGATAAAATAAATCCCATGGCTCCCGAAAATATTTTTTCACTCAAGGGACAAAAACTGAGGGATCGTGCCACATACATCACTGCTCAACGTAAGTCTAATTTTTTGTCAGGTAGACTTGGTTTGGTTATTGATGGAACTGGTAAAAACTACGACAAAATCAAGAAGCAGAAAATCGAAATAGAAAAATTAGGATATGAAACTGCGATGATTTTTGTGAATACTGATCTTGAAACTGCTGTTTCCAGAGATGAAAAGAGAGACAGAACTCTTGGGTCAGTGCAAGTTGGCCAAATGTGGAAGTCAGTACAAAAAAATATTGGACGGTTTCAAAACTTGTTTCGTCAAGATATGTTTATCGTTGACAACTCCGATGGTTCTGACTATGAAAATGCTATTCTTGGGACATACAGGAAAATAATGGCGTGGACAAGGAAACCGCCTGTTTCCCGACAAGCAAAAGCTTGGATCAAGGATGAAAAACAAAAGAGAAACATTACCAGAGAATCTGTGCCTGACGATGAGAACTACATTGATGAGGCATGCTGGGTAGGTTGGAAACAAAAGGGCATGAAGAAGAAGGGAAACCGAATGGTTCCTAATTGTGTCAAAGAAGATGATGTGACAGAGGCAGAATTGCCGCCACATCTCAAGAGACATTTTGACAAGGACGGAAATGTTAAAAAAGGTTCTTGGAAGTCTGGTGATTGGAAAGCGGATAAGAAACAACCGAAGATAAAGACTACAGTTAAAACTATCAAAGTGCCTGGCTACACAGTAGATGAAGACATCAAGAAGATGGATATGGGGGATGTTATCAAAGATTTCTATAAGAGTGATGCACCCCAATTTAAGGGTAAGTCCAAGAAGAAACGCAGAGAGATGGCCATCGCCGCAAAACTATCCGCAGAAGAAGAACTCTCTTTCACCTCAGAAGATTTAAGAAAGTGGTTTGGTAAAGGCCCGAAAGGTGATTGGGTTCGTGTCGGCACTGATGGTGAAATCAAAGGAGATTGTGCAAGAGAGCCTGGAGAAGGTAAACCCAAGTGTATGCCTCGTTCAAAGGCTCACAGTATGTCCAAAGATGACAGAGCAACTTCTGCCAGACGCAAACGCAGAAAAGACCCTGTTGCAGATCGGTCAGGTAAAGGTGGCAAACCTGTCATGGTGAAGACCGATGTGAAAGAAGATATGCCACGATATATGTTGCCTGCTCTTGCTAAGACTGTTCACAAAGCAAAATATGATAGTGCAAAGAAGGCATTGCTCAAATTGTTGGACAGAAAAAAGAAAGAGGGTGGTGGTAGACTGAGACATTCACCAGAATACTACGCACAACAAATTCAAAGAAGCACTCGTGGTATGAGTCAGGTTGATCCCAGAACTCTTGCTAAGATGGTTACCGAAGACATTCAGATCAGTAGGTATGAGTGGGGCAGACCAGAAGGAACCGAATACTTAAAAGCACTGACCCCAGGCGAGCCCGGCGAGACCACAAAGAAAAATAAGAATAACAGTAAGTATCACTACAAAGCAAAAAAGATTGTTGAGGATCGAAAAGAAGAAGAAAAACCGGAAATAGAAGTATTGGAGATGGACGTAGATTCTATCTTCACTCCGCAAGATGTTGCTGATATGGAAATCCAAATCGACAATATGAATTTTGATGATCTGGTTGACTTAGGGATGTATGATGAGGAAGAGTTAGAGTATATTGATGTCGAGGATGAAGATGATATCCACGATGAGATACAAATAACAGAAGTCTTGTCAATTCAAGGTAGAATGAAAAGACGGTTTGCCGCTAGGAGAAACCGCCAGAAGTTGAAGGTTGCCCGTATGCGTGCTGCAAGACGAGCATCTGATCCAGGCCGATTGAAACGCCGTGCTACTCGTGGTGCGAGAAACATGATCAAGGCAAGAATCGCTCGGGGTAGAGATATCCAATCACTTCCACCCGCAGAGAAGGCACGAATCGAAGCGATGGCGAAAAGATTCTCTGGTCTGGTTGCTAGAATGGCAACTAGGTTGGCACCAGTTGTGAGACGAAACGAATTGAAACGTCTGACATCAAGAAACAAGAAACCCATGAAGGCGAAGAAGTATAATCCCGCTAGAGCAAAGGCAGCTGCTTCTAAACAGAAGGCGAAGAAGTTTAAGGTGAAAAAGAAATGAAGACGTTTGCTCAATTCGTAGAAGAAAAAGGTATGGAGGGTATGACCGTCAAGGGTGGTCATAAAAAACCAGTTAGTCAGGGAGCAGGATTAACCAAAAAGGGTGTCGAGAAATATCGCCGACAGAATCCAGGCTCTAAATTGCAGACTGCTGTGACAACACCACCAAGTAAACTGAAGCCTGGCAGCAAAGCTGCAAAAAGACGCAAATCATTTTGTGCAAGAAGTAGAAGTTGGACAGGCGAAAGAGGAAAGGCTGCAAGACGCCGTTGGAACTGCTGAGGTATCTAAGTGAAGTGGTTATGGGATAAAATTTTACTGTGGTTTCTTGAAGAATACGAACTAACAGTATATTTTCCAGGCAAGACTGACATTATGCCTGATGGTTCCCGTGTAGAATCTGCTAGCCCGAAAACTTATAAAGCAAAGAAAATAATCAAACTCAAACAAACTCATATGATCTTTGTTGATATGGACAATAAAAGACATGAGATTAAAGTTGTCAATCCTGTTGGATACGATCTGAAGAAAATCTATTGATCATGTTCTTGTGATTGTGCATTGTCAAGCACAGTTTCTTTATAAATATATTGAAACAACAAATTTTTAGGAGTACCACCATGCCAGTTGAAAGGAATATCCGAGAAATTTTGGCGGCCGGCGAATCTACCCTACTAGAAGCAGATATGTCAAGACGCCTTGATATGTTGGTAAGACAGGGTTTGATGCCGGTGTCAAAACTACCCCTGTTGAAACGAGGCTTAGAAAAATTACAAATGGGTAAAGTCGGAACTCCACAGGAGAGAGACGCAATCAACACCCTGTTGAATTCTATGATGTTCATTGTATTGGGTGATGACACGGTATTCCAACGTGCGAGACAGCACACACAAAAGAATCGGTATCAAGCCGAAGAGAGTGAGAGTGTCGAGGAGTGTAAGGACGAGGAAGATTTCAAACCTCATATGATGTATGACCCAAAGACCGGCAAAGGTTACATGGCAAAAAAATATGAAGACCATGTGAAGATGGGTAAGATGGGTTACACTCATGACAAACCAGAAATGGAAGAAGAAATGGACATGTGTGATTGCGATTGCGAGTGCGATGGCAATATCTGTGAGACATGCGGTTTGATGAAACCAGTATTGGAGAAATATGATACTCCTGCTAAGAAAAAGCCAGTATCTCAAATGACTCCCGCCGAAAAGAAAGCAAACGATGAGAGGCGAAATGCTTACAACGAGTTTCAAAAGAAAAATCGTATGAAAGAAAATAAAGATTTGGAGGCTCGAAGCTTCAAAGATGTTCAACAAGACCAAACAGAACTCAACGGTGACGGTAACCGAGATAGGGGCCGTTACGGTGAAGACTTAACAGGAGACGAAAAAATGTTTCAATTCCAGCCTGGAAATCCTTTCGCTAAAGCAAAAAGAGAAATGCAGGAAGGTGCATATAAAAAAATGGCCACTGACGATGAGGAAGATTCTCGTCTGAAGGCGCAGAAGAAAGCCGCTCGACTTTCCAAGAAGATGTCCAAAATGGAAAAAGAAACAGACCCAGGCCTCAAGGAAGATACAATTGAGGAAAAGTTTGAAGAACTTCTTGAGAAGAATGTTCCTACGAATCCAAAACTGTGGTCAAAGTTCAAGTCACAGGCAAAGGCGAAATTTGATGTATATCCTTCTGCATATGCCAACGGTTGGGCTGCAAAACAATATAAGGCTGCTGGTGGTAGTTGGAAAGCAGAAAGTGTAGAGTTTGATGAACTCGTTGATCAACTGGATGAGTATATCACTTCTAAACAGGTCAAGATGGCGAAGGGTATCGCAAACGATCCCCGCTACAAGGGTGGTAACATGACAGGTGCCGCTAAGAAGATGGAGAAGATTAAGAAAGGTCTCTCTAATCACCCAGGCGCCCAGAAAGCATTACGACAGGCAAACGAAGGTGTATTCGATGACTACTCTGATGAAGAGTTGGATGAGTTGATCGAAATGGAATACAAGGCCAAGTTTCAGGCAATGCTGAAGAAAAGTGGTAAGTCACTTGCTTCCATGTCACCCGATGAGAAGAAAAAGTTTTTCAATAGTGTAGATGCCGCGCACAACGCGAAGAATGAAAGTTACACTATGAAGAATACCTATGCCAAGTCTGGTGCAATGGCAAAAGACAAAGAAAGTCATAACACAGGTGGTTTCCGAATTTCTAACAAGGATGCCGCTGCTGCAAAACAACGTCTGATGCAGAAGAAGGGTATGAAAACAGAAGATGCCGCTTCTGACGCAAAACGCGATTATGATCGCGATGACAAACGGGGTATGGCTCCTGTTAAAAAGGACAAACCCGCAAAGGTCAGTGACGCATCAAATGCCAAGGAAATTGAACACATTGTTCCACAACTCCGCAAGGCGATCACAGTTGGTAAGGAAGTTCAGTTCCAAGATGGGAAGACACATAAGGTCAGTAAGGGTCACGCTGCAAAGTTCTTGAATAAGTATATGAACAGCAAACCCGCTCAGAAATCTGATATGCAATCGTCTGCCCACAAGAGCCACGATCACTTTATGAAACATGTATAAATAACTAAGAATAACGAAAACCTTAAAGGAGAGAAACATGTCAGGTTGGGGAAAAGCGGACGATAAAACGTCCACGGGAACGATTACTATCGCGGCGCCCACCATTACTTTTAATGGGGCATCTGCTGTTGATGCTAATGTCATCACTTCATCTGCACATGGTTTCCGTAATGGAGACTATGTAAAGTATACTGATGGCGGCGGAACACAGATCGTGGGTCTTACAGATACGTCTAGTTATTATGTAACTAACGTAACTACAAACACTTTGCAGTTGGCAGATACATATCACAAAGCGATGATGAATTTGCCTGAACCATTAACGATTACTGATGGTGCTGGTGCTTCACATACGTTGACTCTTGAGTTCGACAAGGCGCATCGTGCTACTGTTACTGGTTCTGGAACTGGTTTCACTACAGAAGCTGCTACTGGTGATGTTCTGGTAACTGGAACACAGGAACTTCTGATTACTGAAATCGCTAGTGACACTGTTTGCACAGTTATCGCATTTGATCGACAAACTGCGCCTGCTGCTGCTTCTGGTGCAAACTTTACGTTGAACGAGAAACCTACTTCTCTTGGTTCAGATGCCAATACCGATAACACTCTGGTGTTTGGTGTTGACAACACCGAGATTTTGCGTGGTTCTGACAACATCACAAGTGTTGCGGTCAATGCTGAAGGAACACAATACTTAG